CACCGGCTACACTAGCTGCGGCTTTCTGGAAATTACCTTTCTTGACTTGTTGCTCCACCCTCTGTGCAGTAGCTTGCACGGATTCTTTGGCTTTTTCAACGCCTTTACTGACTTCTTCCCCCGCTTTAGCCGCACCACGCTTGACTCTCTCCGCCGCTACATTCGCCCCTCGACGTAGGCTTGGATCTTGTGATGCCATGTAACCAGCACCACCTAATGCTGCTGTACCTGCTAAAGCTGCACCACCAGCGATCGCGGCTCCAGCCATTCCCGGACTTCTTAATTTACCTGCTGCACCTTTCATTGTGTTGGCATTACCACCAGAGCCAAATTTGCGACAAACAGCACCTTTAGGTAAACAAACTTTTCCGCAAGCAACACCACCTTTTTTACACTTAACTCGTGCATCTTGGCGGTAAAATCCCATTACATACTCATAGGGGCTGACTGCACTATCTAGATTTATGCCGTATCTAGCAGAGAAAAACCCTTGAGCGTATTCGTTGATTTCTCTGGTTTCATCTGGCAAGAAATTTAATCCAATTTCTTCACCATCAGAAGCGTAATGATAGTAGTTGCCACCACTGATTAAATCGCCATAAACTACGCCATTCTCGTTGATATTCGCGGTTAAAACTTGAGAAACAGGAGCGTCAAATTCATCAACAAATACTTCGCCGATTTCATTAAGAACTTGTTGGTAATCTTCTAATAATTCAACCATTTTTAATTTCCTCTCGTTTGTAAATCATTCCTGTATCTTTAGCAGTCCGTTTAATAACTTCGTGGTGATAATCTCGTTCAGCTACATCTATCTTCATTTGCCCAGTAATTATTTTCTTTGCAAACTCGTCATAGACTTCCTTTTTATGCTTCTTCTGAGATTCGGATACTTTGTACCATATTTGATCCCAGTAAAGGTTTTTATCCCATCCATCTTTAGGGGGTTTAAGAGAGTGCCTGTAGCCACTACTCACTGCACGTAATTCTTTAACTTCACTCCATACGGCAAACTCTAAGTCAGCATCAGAAAAACTAAATCCTTTGCTTCTGGCATCATCTCTACTAAAACCTAAATTTGGATGATTATGAGTAACGATAGCTCCTTTAGCTTTTCTTTCTTCTTCCCAGCTAAATTCAACTGAAGTGCGATCGCCTCCCTTGGATAAAATTACCCTACCTTTATCATCAATGATTAATACTCTTTCCGTTGGTAAATCCTTGATCTGATCTTCATGACGTTGAACAATTTTTTCTAATTGTTTCTCGCTAAGACGACATTTCTTGGTTCTAGGAATACAAGCATCACCGCATTGGTGACTACTCTTTTTGCACTTGAGAATTAGTTTTTGGAAGTCCGCCCTTGCCTCGATTCTTCCCTTTAACCTTGCCAGGGGCAGCAGTTTCATTTGTTATCAATCCCTCAAAAACATTACCCTCTAAGTGAGAATCATCTAATAAAAAACCGTCTTTAATATCACTCATAAATATAGACCTCTTGCTGTCCTTGATCTTGCTTAACTTGAATACTCCAAGTTAGTCCATTATCAGTTAATTGCAGTAAAGTACAAGTCATTTGCGGGGCATCTGGAGTATTGTCAATACTGTCTACCAAGTAATCTATATTCTCGGCTTCTAGTTCATGACGTGGATACTGCTTAGAAATACCCTTAATATCAAGAACTCGCGCCATGCCTTGTAAATTACTCAGGCTACTCATGTTTTCCAAATCATATTTAGTTTCTTCTATCACTGGATTTGGAATGACTTGAGTAATTTCGTAATCACTGCCAATTAGCCGACGAATATAAACACCCCTAATTTTTGGCAATCCATACTCAACGGCTTTTTTAGCAGCAGCATCGCGCAATATTGACATCCTTTCAAAGTAGTTTGTCATATCGGGAAACCTATGCCAAATTTGATGTTTCCATCCCATTCATCTTCATCATCAACCCTTGGTGAGAGCGTTCCGGCTAACAATTCATCCTTGAGCATTTTGTATCTTCTGCCGTAGGTTGTTAGCTGAAAATCATCCTGTTGAGCAGATGGAGATGAACCACCACTACCAGAAGCCATTGCGATCGCTCTACCACCAGTTTCCGCAATTTGGGCATCTTCCATTTCCAGGAAATGCGCCATTAACAACATAATTCCAGTATCCCGACGTTGACCCCATAGAGACGTAGCTACAAACTCCTTGGCTTGCTCTAAAGCAAAATCAACAATTTCGGGATCTTGAGTCTGGAACTTTTTATATCTAACAAGGAAACTGGGGCGTGTGACGACCATAATTATCTACCACTAGCAATAGAACCGGAAATAGTTTGAGACATAGCCGCAACTTCATCTGAAATATCTCGTAATCTGTCAGCGAGTAATTTTCTCACTTCAGGACGACGATCTACGTTCAGGCTTAGTGACAACCAATCAACATCTTTGGAGTTTTCAGCTAACTCCTGAATGATGCCAATATCTTCAAAATCAGTGGTATCTCTGACTGGAAATTCTGCGGTGGGAGTGTGAACAGTTAACGCACCACATTTAATCAAATTAGCGATCGCAATCTGATTAACTTCATGCTTGAGAACACTGTTCCACTTATCAGCATCAATGAAATTAGTCCCCTTATTCAAAGTGACAACTTCAATTTCTATCCGGTCAGCTAAACTTAATTTGCTGTCTTTTTTGGCAGCAGTTGGGCGCTCAATTTGGTAATTGAACAATCTTGCACCGCGCACACCAAATGGCATTTGTCGGCTTTTCTCTCTTTCGGGTTGGTAAGCGATCGCAAAGTAGGACATTTTTCTATTTACTAAACAGCAGCGTAACCGTCACCTAATCGAGCTTTTGCTTCCTCAACTGTCATTGAGGTTTTCTGAACTCTCCCATCCAAAATGTTTTGCAAAAGATAGCCTTCTAGTTCCCACAATTTATTTTCAACTTGTTCCCTGGCATATTTCCTGCCAAGTTCAATATCAAAATTAGCAGGATCTACACAACTACCTACGCCGATAATTGCAAACCCATTAGGGAATTTATAACTAACTACGTGCTGCTTACCGTGAAAAGTATATTCTTCAGTTTCAGCATAATCTAATAGTTGATTGATGTGTTCTTGAGTGACTTTATTCATGTTAATTACACTCCAATAACAACGTGAGCAGCGTAACGGCGATATACAGTCAGACCGTTGTAGTCAAAACTGTAACCACGATAAAAAGCCCAAGGTCCATCAGAAATTAAAGGACGGGGGCGGAATGGGTCAGTGATTCTAGCCTTGAAGTAGGACGGGTCACGCTTGTAGAACATTGCTACAGCTTCACCATTAGGTCCAGCAGTTTCAAGCTCTGCCATTGGCTGAATGTCTTTGATACTGGGGTTGTTTTCCAAGAAATACCTGAGAACTGATTTTTCTTGTCCATATTCACTGAGACGGAACTGACTCATCAAGAAGTCGTAACGGTTTTCAGGGAGTAGGAGGGTGTCATACTTGATGATTTTGCTGGTAGCTGTTTTACCACCTTGAATACCAGCATTTAGTACAGCTAGAACGTTGTTAGCATTCATGGTAGTACCATCAAGCTTGAACAACGACATTGACCGCAACCAAGATGGATGATTGAAGAACCCAGGAAGTCCAGTTTTTACATCACCAAATAATAGCAATTGATTCAACTTTTCCTCGTAGGCACGTTGAACCAACATGATTTTTTGTTCCTCAATAGGAACATTTCTTTTCAGGGTTGCAGCTACTTCTTTTTCTGTAAATCTGTAGCCATTACGATATGTGAAAATTCCTTGATTGAACTGTTCACCAACCATTTCCACATAAGGCAAATTGCTGGTTTGTCCCCGCGCCAATTCAAAACCACCCACACCATCAATAGTGGTGTAACTGGTAGATTCCGCCCAAGATAAATTCTGTTCTTCAATTTGAAATAACTTACCAGCAGCCGCAGGTAATTCGGGTTTCATTGCCTGAATTACTTGGGCTTCTCGATATTCTAATTCTCTCTGGAAAGCCCCAATAGTAGGAGCATCCATTCTAATTTCTGGTGCAGACAAAGACATAATGCTCCTAATTAAAAGTCAACTTTACAAAGAGTGATGTTCTTGCCAAAAGCTTGTTGAGTGGATGACAAGATAGTTACATTCGAGGAAACGTTTACCGTGCTACTGGTTGACTTGGTGAGTTTCCCTTGATTACCCGCAGTAATTTGAATCCTTGCGGTGTCACCAAAAACCAAGTCTGTTTCAACAGTTTCAATCCAAATTCCTCTGTAAGTTCCAGAATTTCTCAGGATTTCCATTGTTTTGCCGAAAGCATAACCATCTTGAGCATTTTGGAACAATCCAACTTGCTCGGTGGCTTGACTCAGCATGGTAATCCCAAACTCAGAATAGTTGGACGCATGATCTACTAAGCTCATCGTGCCAAAACCTTCCAATGGATCTCGATAGTAGGCTGCTTGTCTACCAACAAATCTACCGAAAGGAATGATTGTGTTCGCTGCACCTGTTACAGTCTTAGCGATCGTTAAGTCATTAGTAGTTACGCTGGAATTAGAA